GGATCCGGACGAGCACATTGGCGTAAAGTCCAATCTGTCTCACTTGCTTCTGAAGCTAAAATGGGAAGGAACTCCCATGATCTTCACCAAAGACATGGGCTGGTGCTTCCACAATGAGGAAGGAACCCTGACGAAAATCCCGCACCCCAAGGGTGCTGGTGACAACGTTGGCGGTGTGCTGTCGAAAGACTTCGTTGACGACATGAAGGTGGGTCGCCTTGACAGTGACCTGCCGGAAGCAAAACGAGCCCTTGAAATTGCCAACGCAGTAAGTTATTGGACTTCGGTACGCAAACGGGTGATGGACCGTATTTTTATCCCGGCCCATAACCCCCACGGTGCAGACGCTCTGATTACCCTGCCAGAGATTCTATGCCACGGCACCGTTACCCGCCGCACCGTGGAATCTCTCATGGTGACAATGTGTTCCACTAAAAACTGGCGCATTGGCACCGAGTTGAAGTCTCGCGTACAAGCACCCGACGGCTGGAAGATCGTAGGGGCCGACTTTGACGGTCAAGAGATGCAGATTGCATCAATCTACTCGGACAAGTGGGAGGGCGGCCATGTCGGTTGCTCACCGTTTGGTTACAACGTTCTCTCGGGCTCGAAAGAAGCAGGCACAGACCCTCACAGTGCACTTGCTAAACTTGCTGGCGTGGACCGGGACACTGCCAAAATCGCAGGATTTGCTGTGCTTTACGGAGCTGGCGTTCGCGCCGTGCAAACCTACATCCGACGGAAATACCCCGAAAAGTCCCCCACCGAGGTAAAGAACTTTGCCTACCGGATTCTGGAGGGCAAGAAAGGGAAACTTCGCAATGGCCGTTACGAGGGCGGCTCTGACTCAGGTTGCTTCAACTACATGGAGGAGATTGCGATGCGGACTCGGGTCCCCCAGCTCCCTTGCCTGGGAACCAAGATCTCAACCGCAATGCGTCCCGCTGCGGTCGGTGACGACTTCAAAACCGGCCGAGTCAACTGGACCATCCAATCCTCTGGCGCTGAGATCCTCAGCATCATGCTCACTGCCGTCCACTGGTTGACTGAGGAGTATAAAATCCCCGCTCGTTTCGTTCTCAGCATCCACGACGAGATCTGGTTTATGACCCCCGAGCGATACGCAGAGCAGTTCGCTGTTCTGTTCCAGATCGCTCACGTTTACACCTGGTCTCTCTTCCACTCGGCGGTAGACATTCCAGAACTTCCGCTTGGCCGTGCCTATTTCTCAAGCGTTGCGATTGACGAACGCCTTCGCAAGTCACCAAAGGAGAAGACGGTAACTCTGTCCAATCCTGGCGGCGAAACCGAATCTTTCGGCACCGAGTATTCAATGTATGAGCTCGGTGAGATCGGCGCCATCCAAAAACTAACCACCCGCTACGAAGCCATTCAAAAAGGAGTAATCTGATGAAGCGTAAAAAATCCCGCGTAGAAAACGTCGGTGTCCAGATTTTTCAAGGGGTAATCGACAGCTACTACTTGACGGTGCCCTACGACAAGAAAAACAGAGTTATTCCCTCCTCCGTGGAGTGTGCCTACAACTCTCGGTACTTCTCCCTGCAGCAAACTGTGAACATGCTTCGAGCGCTCTGATGGCATTCCCCTTACCCATAGACCCGGAGTACCGAAAAGAAATCGTCTGGGCGTGGATTGGGGACATCGCTGACCGGCTAGAGTCCGAAGTGCCGGGGGCTGAGGACAGCTGGAAGATCGCCCAAGAGATCTACCTAAGCCTGCCCCCCGGCTGCGGTTGCGAGGAAATCGAATCCGCCCTGTTCCTCGCCAGGGTAAAACTTGACAAACGCTACGACACAACCAATGCGAACAATCTCTGACGACGCGGTTAAAGCACCACCGGCAACCAAGAAATCCCCTATGTCTAAACTCGAAACTTTCTCTACAACTCTGGCCGATGGCCGGGAAATCACCATCCGGGAAATGACCGGCCGTGACCTCATCTACATGGAAAAAGACCTGACAAAGGCCGGCGATGTAGAAAAAGGCATGCGTATCATTGAGCGACTGATTGTAGGCGACGACAAGATCACCTACGACGAAATCCTCGACCTCGGTGTCAAGGACTTCCGCAAACTCAGTGACCTCGTAGCCCAAGCCAACGGCACTGACGAAGAAGACCCAAACTAATAGTCGAGGATCAGGAGGATTTCACTTATCTAGTGAAACTGTCTTCTGGTCCTATGTTTCGATTCCGCGAAGTCACACCCAAAGACTTCTACTTGGCACAAGTCCTCCGACAATCCGAAAGGAGCCAACTGGAGCTCATTCAGAGACTTCTCGTCGACGAGAGCATCCTAGACGAGGCCACCGCCACCCAGACGCGCCAAGCCGTCAAATGGGCCTGTGAAACGCTTCTGGACAAAACAATCCTCACCCTTGAAAACTGGCTGGAGGTTGCCTACCACTTGTGCAAACAACGGTGGGACAGCTCCATCGAATGGCTCGAGACTCAACCCATGAGTAAAATCAACCTCATGATTGAAATCGTCAAGAAGCACGCCGAAGAACAAGAGAAGGAAATGAAGAAAAATGCCAAGAAAAAATGATTCGCATCCGAATCGATAACAGCGGTAAAGGGTTAACACCCATGAACCTCAACTGGTGGAGACCCACCAAGGAGGAGTGGGTGCCCGTCCTTCTGGATGACCACCCTCAGTTCTGGAAGCGACAAGTCGACCCCACCTACCAGCGGCCCTGGCAAAAACTATCCCCAGGATACGCAGCGTGGAAGAGTCGCAAATACCCTGGGCAACCCATCTTGAGGGCCACCGGGCTTATGCAAGACGCAGCCTACATTTTCACCAAGGGCAACCAGTTCATCGTCAAATCCACTGACTACGGTGCCGACAACCAGTTCGGCATCGGCCGACAACCCGCTCGTCCCTGGATGGGCGTCCCGGACATCTCCCTCAAACAGATCGTCCCCATCTCCTGGAGGAATATCCTCAGTCGCAAGAGATAGTCCCCATCAATCCCACTTAAGGAAACACTAATCATGGCACGCCGCTCATCTACTCGCACCGAAAAACCAGCTCCCGCTGAGTCTGACGTTCAGGTCACTCCGGAAGAAGGTCGCATTGAGACCCCCGTCGTGGACCCCACTGCCCCAGTCAATCTTGAAATTGAGTCAAAAGACGAAACTCCAATTCCGGCTCCTGAGGCCGTGACTCCAGAGAAGATTCAAACCGACTTCCGTGAAAAGCTCACGTCGAAGTCCGTAGAGAACAATCCTTTTGTCCCCTCCAACCCCGTTGCCCTCGAAAAGGCCGCTGGCGAAGTGGCCGAAGAGAAGGGCTTCGAGCTCAACCGTGGCACCTCAATCGGTGCGCGTCTCATGGCCCGCGCAGGTAAGAGCATCTAATGACTATCTCCGTCCCCTTCCAGCAGCAACACACATTCCGTAAACTCGGGTACCTCTATTTCACAAACTCCCTGGACTATCGCACAGTCCTGGAGGAGAACCCCCAATGGAAGGTGACGGAACTCCCCCCAATTGGGGCACAATTGCGCTTGTCTCCCGTGACAAGCAACTCGACTCCCGGTGGTCTCACCCAAGGCTATTTTGTCTTCGGTTTGCCCACCGGCCAAGAGACAAACGATATCTTCCCTTTTGAAGCACAGTCCGAATACGATCTGGCGCTCAATCGCTACACACTCCAGGGCGTCATTGATCGGGAAGAAATAAACGGCATAACATACGACAGCACTCAAGCCATCACAGGACAGCAGAACGGGTAAAACCGTTATAGTAGACCTTGTCTCTGCGGAGACTAAACGGTGAACGCCCTTACCGGTAACAAGGTTGAAAAGTAGGGCTCTTCCTGCAATAACATGGCAACTTTTTCCCTCGGGACTAGCGGGGTAGCCCCCGGAGCTCCCGGTGTATACATCAACGAGCAAGCCGGTCGCGCCGCGACCGCCAACCTGGCCGACTTTAGCACCGTCTACATGCTCGTGGAGACCGACGAGGACGTTCCCGTAACTCGGTTCCCTTTCAATACTCCTACCGCCATCACCTCCCTGAATGACTACAAGGAGCTGATTCGCGTAGGCACTTCCACAGTTCCCGAGGGACGCATTCCGCTCCTGAGCTATAACTGTGTTAATGAATTTTTCCAGAACGCACAAGTTGGCGACCTGCGCGTTGTTCGCGTAGGTACTCCCGACCAGATTGTCGAGATTGAGCTGTTCCCCTCAGGCACAAAGATCAACTCCACTTCCCTGCCCTCTTCTCTGCAGGCCGGAGACAAGGTGTACATGCAGGTGGAAATCAATGGCTTGAAAGTCGTTGCTGGCGACGGCTCCACTGGCTACACTTCCAACGGTGAGTGGCTCGGCGTACCTGTGATTGCCCCCGTGAGCTACGTTGCTGGCGACGAAGCCAACAACCGCAAGATCTCCAACGCAATGCGCCTGGCTCTGACTGAGGCCATTGAGAGCAACCCCGCTGTTCGCAGTT